TGACCATATTGTCTGCATTGGTATAAGTCCCGCCCAGATAATTTTGGCTGTTAACTGCCGAGTTAATAAAATTATTTGTAATCCCATTGTATCCCACAAGTGCGCCGAATCCTTGACAAAAAATACTTAGATTTGTTGCACCACCTAATGGACCTTGCCCCATATAGGAATATGCTGTTTCTAGTAGCAAATTGCCAAATAAAACATTACCAGGGTAGGCGATATTTCCTGTATGTACCGGTATACTATCACCTAACGCTGCACAATTTCCAGTTCCCAATGTGTATAACTCTGGATAAATGGTAGGAGATAATTGTGCTCCTGATGAGGTGGCGGCGGCGATTGCATCGGTCAATGCGGTAATGTACGGTAAGTTATTAAAGGTTGACATGTTAGTTACAAACTGAGCATTAACGCTAATGCCTTGGTTGTGTAATAAACTGTCAGTGACTGTTAATTGGAATGGAGTTAACAAACTAGCAGGTTGTGCCATTATGACCCTATCCTAACATTGGTGCTGGCATTTAATCTGGTATGCCCGCATGTGTCAACGTCCGACGCAGTTACTATAGGTTGCCCACCTGCTTTAACCGATGAATTTGTAGACATAGTACGTGCCGTGGTATGTGGAGGTTTGTAATTGGCATGTGAGCTAACTGAAGTCCCGCTAACCACAACGGGGACTCCATTAACTCTTACCGAATTTACTCCATTCATGGGCTTACCACCACATGAGTTTGCGTCAGTTATTCGTACAACTCCACCTGCCATATATTATCCTAAAATAAGTTTCTTGCTAGGAACGTCGATTCCGGTAGTAACTTTAATGTATCGCTGCTTAACTCCGTCTTCAGTTTCAGCAAACATTGCGATGTGCTTAATATTTAGTGCTACTTTTGCCCCTGGTGACGAGGTAAAAATGCCCTGCATTAACGCCGGGCCCTGGGGACTAGGCGCTACTGCCAATGGTTCTGTGATATAGATATAGTCTGGGTCTGAACTTAATACTTTTGTGACTATTTCTTCGCCCGATGCCATCTTAAATGTGTATACTTCGTTGTCTTTAATTTCCATATTATCCTTTTAACTCTGTCCAAAATTCTTCTGGCTTACTAGCCAATCCCTGATACCCACCCTGAATGAGTGTTGTGCCATTGAAAATCTGCGGTACACTACGTAGTCCTTGCTCAACCAAATAGTCACGAGCTTCTGTGCGAACACCTACATTCACTGTGGTATATTCAATACCTTTGCTTTCTAAAAGTGCCTTTGCCATGTCACAAAATGGGCAATCGTCCTTTGTATAAACTGTTAATTTCATCTTTTTTCCTTATGAACTCTTATTATAGCTGATATTTACCGGTAATAATATAGGCTATGATAAAACTGTAACGACTAAATATAATATTATGAAAATATTTGAAGTGTTAACTCGCGGTATCGCTGAAGGTGGGAATGTGTTTACCGGTAAAACTGGTCCAATTCTTCGTGAAAACATTCCACCTACGTTAGAAGCTTATTTTGCTGAACTAAAATCTATTTTTCCCAAGAAAGCGGCCATTTTCAATACTAAACATTTTGAAGGCCTAGGATCAGTGGGCAAAAAAGCCATGTCGGGAGATATAGATTTAGGAGTTTCAGCTAGTGATTTAGTGGATAAGGAAATGTCGGATCAGTCCATAGCATTATGGAATATTGATCCAGCCGACGTCAAGGCTACCTTTGATCAACTTACAAAACGAGCAAGGACTGCCAAGCCCGAGCAATTACGAATGAAGGCATTTTTAATTAACTTGGTGTTATATATCAATAGTCATGCTGCTAGTCTATATTGCGATGAAAAGAAAGTATCCGATGGTAACATATTTGGACTATTCCCACAGAAAGATATTGAAGGTAATGACGTTGGTCAGGGAGTTCAAATTGACTGGATGGTGGGCGATTTAGGTTGGTTACGTTTTTCATATTATTCATCTGCATATCCCGAAGGCTCCAATGTTAAAGGGTTGCACCGTACTCAACTTATGTTGTCTGCTTTCCAAGTAGCAGGATTATCATTCAACCACGTAAATGGTGTCAAAGATAAAGAGTCAGGTGAGATACTAGCTCGAGATCCGGTACAGGCATTGGCAATATTAAACCAAAGACTTAATACTAACATTACGCCGGATGTGGCGGAAGATTATTATAAATTACACTCCGCGTTAAAATCACAACTCAGTCCAGAACACTATAACCATCTGGTCAATATTTACTTTAAAATATTAGATTCTACTCGTGCCGATATTCCCGATGATCTACAGAAACAATGGTTAGCGAAGAAAGATGAACTGGGATTAACCGGCAAGTTCTTACCAGACGAGTCAAAATTAAAAGCTAATATGACAGAATCAGGAGTAGCTGGTGCAGACCGAGTTAAAAGCCGCGAGGATTTTAAACATTTCTTGAGTGATTATCAAAAACTTATTAGTCAGTTTCCCGGATTTACCAGCATGGTTCCCAGCGGAAGTTATAACTCAGATGCTACCAAGGAAGATTTTGGCGACATAGATTTAATAGTTCACATTCAATCTGAAGTAGATAAGAAAGAACTTAAAAAACAATTAGTAGATTTTTTCCAAAAACAACCTGATACTGTTATAGTAGGATTCAGTAACCCTAAGTATACTGGTAAAAGAACTTATAACTCAGGTGAGATTGTAACTGTTAGATATCACGATGCCGCGCTTGGCTACTCTGCACAGATAGATAATATTATTGCGCTGGATCAAAAGGAAGCTGGGTTTAAACAACAATTCCTGGACATGCCAGCAGCAGTACAGGGGTTGGTACTGGGGTTGGTAAAAATTGCCACTATAGAAACTCCGCCTGATCAATTATTTGAACAACTAGGAATTCCAAATCCAGGGCCTTTAGGTAAAGATCAAGAGTATGAGTTTAATCTATCCAGCAACGAACTACAATTGCGCCGAGTTCAATATGAACCTGGTACAGTTAAACAAGCCAGTAGGGAAGTATTATGGTCATCAACTGACTATGCTGACTTACAAAAGCTGTTATACCAGTATAATTTGAATGTCCCATTTGCCGATTTACTGCAACAAATTAAACAGACCATTAAGAATCCTCGCAGCAGAGAGCGCATTAAAGGTGTATTCTCTTCCATGGTATCTGTTAAGTCTGGAGAGGTTGGCTCACCTAAAGGTGCAGATAAAGAGCGTTCGCTTAATCTTGTTCAGCAGACTTTTGCAGAAAGTGCCGCGGAACAGATGCGAGCACTTGCTAATATTATGCGTGATTAAATGTTGGGTAAGTCGTCATAGTTTAAATCTGAACCCATAACACCGATAACATAATTGGTCGATTCATTTTCCTGCAATGCTGTTTGTTTGTTCGATGGATTACTATGTTTGGTGAACCATGGGATAGGGGTCGTTCTTGGCGCTGTGCCTTGATACTTGATACCAATATCCTTTAGTGCTGCTACGGCAGTAAAGTCAACAAAGTCTTTTAGAATATTAGCATTGAGTCCAATAACCGGACCTTTGTTAAACAAATAGTCTGCCCATTCTTTTTCTTCTCGAATAACATCTAGGTATATTTGATATACCTCGGCTTCACACTCACCCTTAATGCTGGCAAACCTAGCATCTTCCTTGACAACTTGATTGATAATCCAAGCTGTCCATTCTTTGTGTAAGATTTCGTCTTGTAAAATTAAGCTGATAATATTACCATTGCCAATGAAGATACGGTTCTCAACCATTGCCAAACTTGTGGCAAATGAAACCATGAAGCGAAATGCTTCAAGAGCGTAACTAGCATGTAGTGCTAACCAAATTGCTTTGATATGTTCTCTTTCATCAACAGCATATCCATTATCATTTAGCTCTTTGCGACAATTTAATCTGTGTAGATAGTCGTAGTATTTTCCAATACTTGCCGCCATGCTAATAATTTCTTGTGTATCGTGAATAGTGTTAAACACATCCTTTGGTACATTATAGATATTGCGAATAATATGGCTATACGAACGACTGTGAATGTTTGTTTCAAAGAATCCCCAGTTGTACATCAGTGCTTCAAGTTCAGGAATACTACACACAGGTGTAAACACTTGCGTGGGACCGCGGCCTTGTACACTATCTAATGCTGTTTGTCGCAATAAGTTACTGGTGAAGATATGTTTAACAGTATCACTAGCGTCTTTAAAATCTCCTGCGTCTTTAGTTAAAGAAATTTCCTCCGGAATCCAAAAGAATCCTCTGGCTTCGGCATCAAATTTTGTTAGTTTAGGATAACGAACCTCCTCAAATCTTTGCACCGTAACAGGTCCAGCTGGATCTAAAAACATCTTACGACTGAGGTAATCTGTCTTGGTACTTAAATTATATTGCGCTTTGCTCATTAATATTTTCCTGTTATAAGGTCTGGTTGTTTTTCTAACATTATCTATCCTTAAAGTTTACAGGATTCGCATGATTCTTCATCATCAAAATCAATCTGTTCAAGTGGCATATCTGGTAGTGGTCCTTCTGATTTAGACTTTGATCCTTGCTTGTTAATCAAACTATAGTATAATGTTTTCAAACCCCAGTAATGCGCCAACATTAAATTTTTAGCAATTAAGGTAGCAGGAACTTTACGTCCTTCAAAATGTGCAGGATTGTAAGGGGTATTAGTTGAAAGACTTTGATCAGCATAGGCACCGATAACTGCTGCTGTTTTCAAATAGCCAACACAGTCTTTTTGATCCCACATTAACTGATACTTAGTCTTAAGTCTATTGTATTCTGGTACTACTTGAATCAAACTTCCAGCTTTACTTTCCTTAACAGTGATCAAACTCATTGGCATTTCAATGCCGTTTGTACTGTTAATAACGACGGAACTACTTTCAACAGGAGCGACTGCCATTAGTGTAGCATTACGCACCCCGTATTGTTTCATGTTGGTGCGTAATGTTTCCCAATCTAATTCAGGAGTGAAATCTGTTAAATCATTAACTCCGGTAGCACGAAGTTCCCATGGAAATATACCTTGTCCATATCGTGTTTTACTACTGTGTGTACATGCACCACGCTCTTTGGCTAGTTCAACAGTAGCTTCTGTTAGATAAAATGCTTGATGTTCCATCCATGTTTTAACTTCTTGTAACGCATCGGCTTCACCGTATTTCAATCCACGTTTAGCATGCCAGTATGCAAGATTAGTAATACCAATACCTAGAGGCTGTATCTCGTCATTGCTTAGTTTACTCTGTATGCTTAGGAAGTCTTGGTAGTCAAGAATGTTACATAGACTACGCTGTAGTATGCGAGCAGCACGGCGCATATCTTCTGGATTACGGAAAGCACCCCAGTTAAGACTACCAAGAGTACAAAGAGCGATTCGGCCTTTATCATCATCTAATCTAGCAAATGATAAAGTTGGTAATAAAATCTCCATACAAAGATTGCTTTGATATATGGTATGAAATTCAGGATCAAATGGTCCTTGATTCTGAACATTGTCAGTGAACATAAGATAGATTCGACCGGTATCTGTGCGCTCTTTTAATATGCCGCCTTTGAATACATCTTCAGCAGCCATAGTTTTAGTTTTTAAACCTTTTTTCTTTTCGTACTTAACATAAAGTTCTTCAAATAGTTCGGTATCTTTATAGAAAGCTTCATACAAATCTGGCACTTCATTGGGATCAAAGAAGGTTATGTTTTCTTTATTTTTGAATCTTCTCCAGAAGAAAGCACTAAGCACAACCCCATAATCCATATGACGGACTCGGGTTTCCTCGGTTCCTTGGTTGTTCTTAAGTACGATAAGATCATCAAACTGATAATGCCAAATGGGATAAAATACTGTAGCACTAGCATTGCGGATACCTCCTTGTGAACATGATCGCAAATCTCCAAACCATTTCTTAAGAAATGGTATCATACCGGTATGAGTGACTTCACCACCGCGTATGGGACTACCAAGTGGGCGTAATCTTCCAATCTCAAGACCTATGCCGGCACGTTTGGCGGCATACTTGGCCATCATTTCCCCCGAAGCAAAGATGCTATCCAAGTTGTCATCGCTACGAATAAGGACGCAGCTACTAAACTGCTTAGTAGGAGTACCCAACCCAGCAAGGACAGGAGTAGCAAGAGTAAAGAGGCCATCAGATGCAGCATTATAATATTCCTTAATGTATTTCATACGAGCCGAGTTGGGCTCTTCTTTATGAAAGACTGTTGCCGACGCAACCATGTAACGAATTTGTGGTGTTTCGTAAATTTCTTTTGTAGCACGATTTTTAACTAGATACTTTTCAATAAGTTGTTCGATTGCAGCATATCCATACTGCTCATCTTTTGAATGATCAATAATGTCATTCATTCGATTCCAGTCTTCTTCAGTATACCATTCTAAAAGTTCAGCAGTATAAAAACCAGACGCAACATTTTTCTTTACAATTTCATATAAGTGCGGCGGCTCATACTTACCATATACTGT